GTAAATGAAAATTCAAATAATGTTTGTATTTCATCAATTAAATCAATTAATATATCTGGTCTATTAAATGTAAATGTATTTTTGTATCGTTCAACCATTTTTTTTAAATTTTCTTTTTTATTAGCATCTATTTTCATTTTTATCCTTCTAAATCCAAATTATCATCATGTAAATTTTTTAATTCTTCAAAATCTTCCAATTTAAATTTTTTAATAAAATTAATTTTTTTACCAACTATTTCGTAAAAAATAAAATCATGATCTCTGAATTGTTCTTTATTTATAACTTTGTAAACAGATATTATAGTTTTTTCATCAGCATCTAATAAACATAAATAGTCTTCAGTAGTTATTTCAGAATAAAATAATGGAAAATAAAATTTTCTTTTTTCATTAATAGTTGTATTTTTATCAGTTGTTTCAAATTGTTGATTATAAGCATTATTAATTTCATTTCTTATTTTCGAAGACAAAATAGCTTGTCTTTGTAATCCAGTTCCAAAACATTTAGGACAATCTGGTTTTGGTTCAGAATCTATTAATCTATTTTCATCATAACAATCACATTTTGTAGTTCCTTTCAATATAAGAACCTTGCTTCCAGTAAGAGATGCTTCTTTAAATTTTAAAGAATATTTGTTCTGCACAGAAAACACCACCTCTTTGTTCTAAATTTTTTCTATATGCTATTCCGTGTTTTTTATATAGCGAAGCGTATAAATCTTTTTCAGTTACATCTATCATATTTTTAACTAATTGGGTAGATAAAACAGAAGCATTTGCTCCACCATCAACACCAGTAGAAAAATTACCTAATTTTAAATTACTTCCAGCACTGTTAATGGAACCATTATTTAAATCACCATTAACTCCGTTTATAAAACTTAAAGATATTATGTCATATAAACAATATAAATTTACTAGTTTTTTATATAATGGAAAATATTCTATGTCTTCTATACTACTTTTATTTAAACCAAATCTTCTTTTTAAGTAAACAGATTTTTCTTGAATTAATTTTTTGAATTGTTCATCTGTTTTATTAGAAAATTCTAAACTTGTATCTTTCAGAAATTCTTTTAAATCTTTTATATTACTCCAATAGAATCTAGGTATTTCTTTTATTATATAATGAGTATTACCTATTTTTACTTTATAAATAACATTAGTTTTTCTTCTTATTTCATGTTTTTTTTCAATATTTATCTTTGTTTTCTTATAAGGAAAATCTGGATAAATTTCATTAGTATATTGTTCTACGATGATTAAAAATGGTTTTATTTCTTTATTTATTTTTATTCCATTATTATTTATATTTAAATTTATAGTTTCTTCTAAATTTTCAATTAAAATAGCATCATCATTTAATGTGATTTTATATTTTTTATCAACTTCGTAAAACTCTTCTTCAAATTCTATTTCTTTAATTTTGTTCTCTCCGCCAGCGGAATTATTATTTTTATCATTTTCATTTTTATCCAAATCTTCATTAAAAAGATAATTTATATTTTTAACTTTCAAAGTATAATTTTCAGAAAAATTACCTTCAATTTCAACTTCTTTTTCATCAATTATTTTAATAAGAAATTTATTAGTTACAATTTTTCCATTTTTATAAAATAAAAAAAAATTTGTTATTAAAGGATTTTCGTTTTCATCTAATTTATATATAAGTTTTTTTTTATTCCATTGAACTTTGTTATTCATAGAATCACCTATTTTTTAGAAGTTTTTTTAGATTTTTTTTCAACTTTTTCTTCTTCAACAGGTTGTTTTTCTTCTATTTCTTCAGTTTTGTTATTTTTTTCTTCAAATAATTCTTTTAGTTGTTCATTAATAACTTCATCTTCATCTTTTTCTTCAACGATTTCTTTTCCATTTTCATCAAGTTCAACAACTTTTACATATTTATTTTCAATAAATTTATGAAGTTTTAAAATATTTTCTTCTGTTGCTTCAACAAAATTATTTTCAGAATTAAGTAAAATTCCATTTTGTGATAAATAATGAACTCCATATAATTTAATAACTTTCATTTATTCCTCCAATTTTGAAATAGGCAGGAGAAATTACCTGCCTATTCAATTTATTTATTAGTTAAAAACTTCATTTCTCTTTAAAGTAATAATTGGTTGATTTGCAGTTGGATCGTAAACATCATCAGTTACAGTAATATTTCTAAAAGCAAAGACACCGTGGTTTTTATCTAAAACAAATCCATATCTTTCCTTTAATTTTATTTTTGTAACATCAACCATTTTGTCTTCTATTCTGTCAACTGTTATTCCTTTTCCATCATGAACATAACTTAATGATCTTGAAGAATCACATAATAGAATATCAGTGCAATTTTCAGAAACTGATGTGTATTGAGCAACAGGTGCTGTTGTAAATCTAGTAGCTGGAGAATAAACTGTCGAACCTTTTGTAAAATAAGAAACTAATGGTGTTACAATTATATTTAAATTTTTATTTTTTATAAGTTGTGGAACTTCCATTTTTTCTGTTTTGTAAACAGCTTTTCCAACATTATGATTCCATTTCGTAACAGCATTTTGATAAATTGTTTCCATTTTTGCTGGTATCATAAATCTTATATTTGCAGTTTCTTTTAAATATTCTCTAATATTTGGTTCTTTGTAAATTACATTCCAAGCTAATGGGTGTAAGAAAATTACATCTATATTGAAATGAGAATTTTGTGCTTGATATAAGAATTTTTCTAAATCTCCAAGTAATAATGTTCCATTTTGTTGGATTGGGTTTTTAAAACTTCTTCCAGATGGCTTTAAAGTTGGTGTTGAAGATAATCCATCTAATGCTGTATTTGCATGAGCTTCCAAAAGTCTAATCGCTTCCAATGATTTATATCTTTTCATATCATTTATTGCCGCAGATAATAATGTGTTTATTAATGCTAAACCATTTCTTTCTAAAGCTTCTTGTGAATAAGCAACCATAACTCCAACTTTACCTTTTGAAGTTTTAATAAAATCTTCTGTTGATTCTAAATTAATTGTCTTAAATTCTCCACCTTCAGCTACTCTTGCTGTTGCTGGAGAACCTTCTTCTCCAATTACAACTGTATAAAATACAGTTGAATCTTCTAAAAGCATATCTTTAGAAACATATTGCCAAGCTTCAAAATCATTATATTGTATTTTTGTAACAACTCTATTTAATATTTGTTGTGAAAAAATACCTAATGAACTTGCGGAAAAATCTTTTATAGATTTTCCAGTTTTTTCACTGTAATCTTTAATAGTTTTTTCTATTTCTAATGATAAATCTCTCATTGAAAAATTCTTTTGAGTTTGTACATCAAAACCATTATTTATAATTATTTCTGAAAAATCTTCTATTCTTTTTACAAATTCTAAACTATCTTCCGCATTATCTTTAAATAATTTATCATCAACTATTGCTCTTTCTTTGTTTAATGAAAGGAATGATTGTAAAGAATCTTTTATTTGTTCTTTATCGTATTCTACGAATCTTTTTGCCATTTATTAATATACCTCCGTTACATAGTTACATAAAATTCAACTATTTTCTTTTCGTAATTACTATCTTTGTAGACTGATTCAAATGAATTATATACATTTCTACTTAAACCAGCTGTGCTTTTACCAGCTATTTCAAAATCAAAACAACTACCATTTGTATAAATCATATTGTCATAAAAATTACCTGGTAATATTGAACTAACTCTACCAATTTTTTGTGTTGGGTCATCTGTTTTTGCAAAAACTACAGGCATTCCAGCATAATATGCTTTTGTTTTAGGACAATCAGTTTTTGTTTCTCCAAACAGCACTGGTAAAGTATCATCACCAATAGAAGTTGCAATTTCAGCAGAAGTTATTGGTCTTAAAAGTTGTCCAGGTTTAAATTCAAATAAACTTTTTGTAGCACCATCTTTTTTATAAGCATATCCTCTTTCAAATAAGGCTTCAGCTTGATAAACAGTTGGTGTTATACCATGTAAATCATCCATATTATTTGCTGTAGAAACAGCACCTTCAGCATTTTTTCCACCATTAAAATATTGTTTTAAATGTTCAGTACTTCTTAAACAAGCACCTATTACTCCATAAGGAGCTAATGTACCATCGGCTGGCACTAAAAATCCATTGTCATTAATAGCAACTGCTATTGATGGAGAAGTTACTAATTTTAATCCATCAGGCATTACTCCCTTTATATAAAAAACTTCTTTTAAACTTGGGTCTGCCATAGGTGTTCCTAAACCAGAAGTTATAACTGATTTGGCTGTTCCTTTATAACCAATTGGTTCACTTAAAGCTCTATTTGTAAACATTTATTACCTCCATTAATTATTAAGTAACATAGCCATAACTTCATCATTTTCTTTCGAAGTTTGACAACTGTTATCTTTTAATTGTTCTTTATAATCTTTCATTTCATTTTCAACATTTTCTTTATTTGTTTTAGGTTTATTATCTTTTAAATCTTTTTCATCTGGATTTTTATTATCATCAACATGTTTAATTTTTTGATTTTGTTGTTCGTTATTATTTTCTTGTTTTTGATGTTTGTTATCTTTCATTTCAGTTTCTGTTTCTGTTTGCTCTGTTTGTTCTAAAGTTCCAGTAGCAACATAAGGTTTTAATTTAGCAACAGAATCTTCTATAACTTTCATTTTCTCATTAGTACTATCTTGCAAAATATTTATAATATTCATAAAATCTTCTATTTTATCTTCTTCTAACGAATTAAAAAATGTTTCTATTTTTTCAGTCATTTCATCTTTTAATGTCCAAACATTTTTCATATCCTTTAAAAGTGATTTTCTTAGTAAATCTTTTAACATCATTGAATCACCCTTGTTATCTTTTATATTATTGTTGTTTTTACTATCTTTACATTGATTTTCTTGATTGTCAATTTGTGCTTGATTTTTAATATTTTTATTGTCAGAAGTAGTAACAGCATTGTTTTCTTCTTTTTTTTCTGGAACATAAATAATAGAAGTATCATTAGCTGGAATATTTACTATTGAAATTTCTTCAGCAATAAAAGGTCCTATTACTTTTGGTATACATTCAGTTTCAACATCATTTACTTTATAAGTTGAACCAGCACGATGAGAACATTTAAAAAATGTTTCTCCACAAATATTACAAATAATATCCAAGCAAGTAATTCCTTGTGATACCGTTAGATAATATCCATCTTTTATTTTATTTATAGTATTGTCATCAACAAAACATTTTAAAATAATTGATGTTTTACCATCTTTAAAACAATTATTTTCTTTAAAAAATTCTATTACATCTTCTGGTAATTCTGAATTATAAGGGCTTTTATATGATAAAGTTTTATGATCTATAGTAAAACTATCTAAAGCTCTTCCTAATGGTTCGCCATTCCAATCATCATGATTTTTTAAAACTGGTTTGTTATACGGAGTCATATAACTTCCATTATCTGACATTTCAATAACAGAATCATCATCATATTTTCTATAATTTATTTTTTTATCAGAAGTTGTGGCTAACATATAAATGATATTTTGATATTCTTTTTCTTTTAAAATTGGATTTTTAATTTTTTTATCCTCTAATACATAAACATTTTTTATTTTGTTTAATTCATTAGAATCTTTTAGAATGTTAATATCTAAACTATCACTAATTTTATAAAAAGTATGTTCGTGCAATTTTTTCTTTCACCTCTTTAATTTTTTTTTGTTTTTTTTGTGGTGCCAGTACCACTAGTATATTGATTTTTTGGGTTATTAACATTTTCAACTGTGCCACTCATTTCAGAATTAGTTTTGCTATATAAATTTTGAAATGTATTTTTTATTTCAAATTTCTTAGTTTGTTTGTTACACATTTTTCTAGCTTCATCAATAGTAATAATTCCACCTTGAAATAAAAATACAGCATGTTTTTCTTTTCTTTCTTCAAGATTAAACCCTTCAGAAAACTTCATTTCTATTTCATCATCTAAAGAACCAAATAAATTCATACAAATTTCATCTATTATAGTTCTATTTATTTGAAATTCCATTTCTTTAAAAAAACCATTTGTTATATTTAAAGTATTTTCATCTTGAGTTTCAGCATCTTGTCTTCCAGAACTAGTTGAACCCAATTGACCTTTTGAAGTATAAAGTCCAGCATATATTTGAGTTTCTAAAACTTCAAGTAATTTATCTGGTGAATTAAAATTTTTATCAACTTTATTAACATTAACTGGTAAATCTATAATTAAATCATCATCAGTTTCTTTTAACAATCTTTTAGTACTATCAAATTGATCTTGTCTAGTGGGTTTTATAGTTCCAGATTTTGTTATTCCAACTTCATAAATTATTCTTGTGATGGCTTGATCTGCATAAGATTGAAGTGCATTGTTAGTTAAAAAATTATATTTTTTTATAACAGGTATAACTGAACACCATATAGGCATTGCAAAAATTTCATCAGATTCTCTATTAAAAGTATAATGAAAAATATCTATTTTATTTTTAAAAACTTTACGTTTTGAATTATTATATCCATCATCATATAAATCTTTAAAAATAAACTCTTCACATAAAAAAGTTCCTATTTTTTTATTTACTGTCCAGCCTTTATTTGGCATTATTCTAAGTCTTATTAATTTATTTTTTTCATCTTTAATAGGCATTATAAAAACATTAGAATATTTTACTAAATTTTGAAAAGCTTCTTTTAAAAATAAATTAGGGTTATAATTGCTATTTTTTAAAATTTTATTAAATTCTTTAGCGACTTTTATTACTTTTTTATCATCTTCTCCAGTAAAATAAAAAAATTTATCAGAACTTTTTGAGGTTATATTTAAAATTGATCTTGCTAATAATGGTAATTTAAAAGTTTCTTCTTTTATTTTGTCTAACACAATGTCCATATTCCTAGTCATTGCCTCTTGTCTTTTTTGACTATTTGAAAACGAAAGATTGTCATAAAATTCATATTCTTTTTTATAAATTTTTCCGTAATCTCTTTTTTCCATTTCAGTTTCAGTTTCGTTTGTATTAAATTCTTTTCTCTTTTTACTATTAAATATATTTATATTAAGTAAATCTTTTAAACCTTCAAAAATTATATTCACCACCTTTACTACTTTAATAATTGTGTAATTTGATAAGTAGTAAGATATGTTTCTTTATTTTTAGTATCTGATAACATGTTATCAACTTCTTTTAATACTTCTATTTTTTTATTAAAAAATTCATCTAAATTTCTATACATATCTTTATTTATATTAATTTCATTATTATTTTTAAAATTAATTAATTCTATTTCTTCATTTTTATTAATTGTATTTAATAT